TGCTGGATCGCTCATAATTGGCGAGACTCTAACGGTGGCGAGCATAATCTTGTACCGGCGTTGGTTCTGGCTCGGATGTTTAATTTACCGTCTACCTTGTCACAGTTGGGGTTCCCTTACGAATGGGACACGAGCCGCATGGCTGATATTGTCAAAGACATGCGTGCAGATAAGCAGAAAATATTCAACGGGGCGTATCTCATCACCACCTGCGGCGTGAAAATGGACAAAGTGGACTATGTCTTTCGGGTAGCCGACGACGCCCGTGACCTCGGCTTTGAAGCGACACGTAAATGCCGAACTCTTGAAGAAATGCACAGGCTTCTGACCACAGTCAACGGTCTGGGCGATTTCCTCGCCGGCCAGGTGATTGCTGACCTAAAGAACACGCCCGGACACCCCCTCGAGACAGCCATGGACCACTCCACCTGGGCTACCCCCGGCCCCGGTAGCCTGCGGGGTCTGGCCCGGCTCGAGGGGGCGCACAGGCCCTCGAGAGCGGGATTTTTGCCCCGCCTACACGCTGCTAGGGCACCCGTAGACCTACTTCTGGGTGACATGCCTCTGGTAGATGCACAGGACTTCCAGAACTGTCTGTGCGAATTTGATAAATGGGATAGAACATACCTTGGACAATCAAAACCAAAGCAACGATACTCAGGCTGGCGTCCTAACAGTTAGAACAGAGTTTGCAGACGGGCGGGTCAGTGCTATACTAGACGTACCCGATGGCCCGCCCACCTGGGTACAGATCTTTGCCAGCATCCAAAAAGCTGCGAACTTTGCAGCGGAAAACAACCTGGAGTTCATAGACAATGTCAGCGCACACGATAAGCCGGAGGAATGTTAATAAGATTTACGAGGACGGGCTGTGGTGGTTGAAAGTCAATGGTGTTGTTGAGGACAGTCGTAACGGGCAAGTCATCGTAGCACCAGGGCCGGTCCTCTCTACCTATCACCGCCCTCGGGAGCGAGTATTGTTCAGCGATAGACGAGACGCCAACCCGTATTTTCATTTCTTTGAAGCTTTGTGGATGCTCGGCGGCAGACAGGATCTCAAGTTTGTGGCTGACATCCTGCCGCGCATGAAGGAGTTTAGTGACGATGGCGTGGTGCTTCAAGGAGCCTATGGTCATCGCTGGAAAAAGTTCTGGGGTTTTGACCAGACTCACACAGCCATCAGAATGTTAGAGAGGGATCCTGACAGCAGGCGTGTAGTCATCAGTATGTGGGACGCTCCTACGGACTTAGAGTTGGATAGTCGCGACTTGCCTTGCAACACTCACCTATACGTGACAATTCGACAGGATCAACTTGACCTGACTGTGTGTTGTCGGAGCAACGACGCTATCTGGGGAGCTCACGGGGCTAACGCCGTTCACTTCAGTTTTCTGCAGGAGTATCTAGCTTGCGCCCTCGGTAAGATGGTCGGCAAACTACACCAATTCAGCAATAACTACCATGTCTACCCCGGAATGCCTAGATTTGAGACAATTTGGGAGAACCCCGACTCACCCGACCTTTATGAATATGGAGCGGATATGGGTTCTGGTCCCCTCTTATTCCAGGGCGATGTGGATATGTTTGACGAAGAGCTGTCCATGTTTCTGGACGAACCGTACGAAGATACTGGCAGCGGACTATTATCTGGTGTAGCATACCCTATGTGGCAAAGCCTCAAGTACCATCAAAGGAAAGTCCAGGACGTAGCTCTGGATTGGGCTGATAAAATTGACGCCCCTGATTGGCGAGCTGCTTGTGTCGCATGGCTTACGAGGAGATACGGAGTCAGTCAATGATAGATGGAGAAGCTGCTGTAGCCAGTTGGAAGAAAAGACAAATGTCAGAAGCTAACAAAACTCAGGTAGGGGGAGCTCATTACAAAGCTCCAGTGCAGCATTGGGATTTCGTCCTTATGCACGCGATGCCTTACATGGAAGCCCAAATTTTCAAGTATGTCCTCAGGTGGCGTAAGAAGAATGGCGTCGAGGACTTACGCAAGGCTCGCCATTTTATTAACAAGCTCATAGAGTGGGAGGAAGCACACGGCCCAGATTTGGGTGCCCCAGGGGACAATGACTATATGAACCCTGACAGCGGTGTGCCTGGGAGTAGGTATGTCAACCAAGATTAACACAGAGGTGAAATATGAATTACTTAAAGCTGATTATTGTGTGTCTGACTCTGTGCTTCTGCGCGGGGTCAGTGAGCCTAGCTTTCGTTGTAGGAATTTCTGACTACAACAAACGCATAGAACTGCAGAAGAAGCGTAAAATTCGCCAGCAGTTCGAATATAACAACCCAGACCAGCCGGACAGTCAGGTTAACGACCCTGGCCGCTACTGGTTTGCGTAAGAATTCTCCTAGGGCATTGGAGAATGGCGTGGCCTTCAGCAAGCAGCGCCGACTCTGTGGCGGAGATTTGGGCGACCCCGTAAAAATGCTTAGTCGTCCTTAATTTTAATCAGGAGGTGGCTGTGAATACAGAAGCAAGAGAAATGTTAAAGGAACGCACCCTTCATTGGTGTAACTCAGTGGCGCAAGAGATCTACCACATAACGGGTAGACGCGGGGCTCGACCCTCAATCATCACTGAGTTGAAACCGGGGTTTCCGAATGACCCCAACCGTTGTGTCATTGCTCAGACACTGGCCAATGCTCTAGGTAGGTCGGTCATAGTAGACCAACGCCTGTGTATCGTAGGCGATAGGCGCTATAGTGACAGGGACCTAACGATGGCGGTGCCTACTGTTGTCAACATGTTTATCCGCGAATTTGACCAGGGCAGAATTCCGGAGCTGGATATCAGTATGGTGACAGTTTTCGAACCCGAGCCTCTGGAGCACCCGGAAGTTCTGAAGTTGAAAGAGCCGGTTAAACCAAAAGTCAAATGCGATTACGCGGCGTATCCCGATTGGGAAAGTGTCATCGGCTATGAAACAGTGGCAGAAAGAAAAGCTCCACAGCCTGCTTGACCTAGCAACGATTCTCAACCGTCATTGCTGGACAGCCTTGACGGTTGGGGGTCTGTTGCTTTTATCAGGCTGGATTGTAGGAGACTACTCAATAATCTTGACCGCTGCTACGCTCATTTGTCTTGCAGTAGTTGGGGTCGTTGTAGTAGACGTCATTCTGCGCTACGTTCGTTGGAGGAAAAAGACGTGGAAGTAAAACTCATAGAAATAAGGGATGCGGGCACTCTTATCCCCGTCATGGCCGTACGACTAATCCCCACCTGTGAAGAAGAGCGTTATTTACTTGGACGTTCAGGATACGGTGTAGATCCTAAAGACCAAGGAACCTACATATTAATCATTAGACTAGCGGGTGGGAATGGTCAGGCAACCTGCGACCCCTATGAATGGGGGGGCGCTCCTATGGTACGGACCATGCCCGAAGCTCACAAATACATCATAGAACATTGGTACGACTTAAAGACAGGCGATGTTGTAGATGTTGAATTTGCTTTGGGAGAAAGCGAAAAGCCTAAGCTAAGTGAGCGCATCACCGCGTAACCCCTTGTTTTTGCTGGGGATTTAAGCCCGGAGCGCTGTGTTGCCCTGTGCCAGTCGGCTATGGGGGCCTTTGTAGTTGCCCCGGCACCCAAATCTAAACGGTCTCGAAGGTGTGTGGCGCTCCGTTTTAGCGCCCAGGCCCGTTCAAACGGGCTACATGGGCTAGAGCAGGCAAATTAAGCTCTACGGGGCCATATTCGCCGTAACTAATACTCGCCATCGCTACGCGCCATCTACCCTCATAGTAGATGTGAGGTACGAGCCTAGTGGCGTCGGCCTCCCTCGTGACCTCCCTTCCCGCCATGCCCACCCTTCCCGTGACCATGACCGCCCTTTCCGTGTCCTCCCTTCCCACCATCCGGGTCAGGATCTGGATCAGGGTCGGGCGAAGGCGCGGGGCCAGGGTCAGGCGCGGCGGCTGGCGAGGGAGCTGCGCCACTTGGGTCGCCTGGACTGGGGCAGTTGTAGTCATCACAATAACTCCAGGGTTTGGGGCATCCCAGAAGGGCTAAACTCAGCAAAATTGCGGGGAGTGCTTTCATTTCTTATTTGTGTCCGACATGCGACTACCAAACCACCAGAGGACCGCGCTGGTAGCAAGATAGAGTATAGTGTTGATGATTTGCCCCTGCATAGTGGGGGCGTCCGGACCAAGCATGAAGTAAATGACGCCCATCAGCATGACCAAGCATAGGGTGAGGACTGGGCGCATAAGACCTCGTACAACATCTACGAAGACTATCCACCCAGAATTACCTGTGGACCAGCGTTGTCCTGCCTCTCGGTAGCTGGCTTCCAGTCCCGCCCACGCTGCCTGTGCCTCCGCCCCTTCCTGCTTTTTCTCTTCGATCTTAAGAGCAACTTCGGCTTCCTTGTCCATATGTTTGAGCTCCATCTCCATAACTTTGAGCTCATGAGACTGCTCTTGCTTGTTGGTAAAGTATTTCATCACCCCGCTGAGGGCGGTTCCAATGAGACCCGTCGCGCCGCCTGTAACAAGACTCAGTATTGCTTCCATCAGACTATCTCCAGGATAAATGATTCTTTATCCATGTGTTTGAAGAACCTGCGCGTCGTGGCCATGCTACTCAGTACAGCAGGAAACCCCTCAATCTCTCCTACAGCGGAGCCAGGGAGCAGACAGCCCCTCGTGTGTCTGGGGATGTTGCCAGGGTGAATCAGTACGTGGCTGCGGTCAGGCACCTCCATCACAGTGTAGACCCACCCATATTTCGGGGAGCGTATCCAGTGGCACTCGTACTCCCCTTCGGGGATGCAGGACACGTTCGGCTGATTATCTTTCCAGGGAGGCTCTAGGATAAAAGCGCGGAAGCCAGTCGCGACTAACGCACCCAGAGTAACCCTGTCGTTGCGAAGGAATCTATTTAGCTTTGCTTTCAATGCGCGTGACAATCTGGTCTTTACGTTGGAGTAAGATAGTCAGTTGTCTCTGTAGGAGTTGTTTTTGAACAGTGTCAGTAGTCCAGGCTTTGCCTGAAGCAGCACGCTCGTCTATGTTATCCAGCTTATGTTGAACCTTGTAGATTTCAAACTCAATGTCGTCCTCGACCATCTTAAGCTGTTGCGTATTCATCTGCTCCTGTAAACCAGAAGCAGCGGCGTCTAT